GCACCAACGTAACCCCAAGTGGGGATATAACAAACTCCTCGACTACGTTCTCCGTGCATACCGCAGGAGATCCATTCCAACTGGAGATCACCGAACGATCTGCCGGGGTAATCGAAGATATCACTATAACGGAAGATATCACCATCAATACTACTACTACATCCTTGTCGGTATTCTCTCAATAGCTCCAGTTTATGCAGAAGAGCCTCGTGTACAAAATACTTCTAATCCTGTTGCCGCTGCTACTGGTAATGTCACAAATCAAGCGGTTCAGTTTCAAAATAATGGAGCTCCCTCACGTCAATACTTTGCAGGGTCCAATTCCTGTAACGGTCCAACCATGACACTTAGCCCATTCTTGATGGGTAACCAAACAAAACCTGTTGACCCAGAAGGGTTAGTTAAAAACACCAACTGGGGAGCACAAGTTAACTTTATGATCCCTCTTGACAGTGAGATGATCGAACAATGCAAAGCGATCGCCAAACGTCACGAGCAAAAGATGAGGCTCAACTATGAGCTTATACGTGCACAGAAATGCACAGAAATAATGGCCAAAGGGTTTACCTTTAGACCCGGCTCCCGTGTCGAGCACTTGTGCAATGACATTGTCCCAATTGTATCCCTAAAACAATAATGCTAGAAGCAGCCGTAGCGGTATCCATCGCAATTGCTACAGGTGTTGGTGCAGTGCTAAACAGACAACAACAACGCCTACTTGAATTAGATAAGCGCATGGATGACATAGCCCTGCGCGTTGCTGAACGTTATATCACCAAGAATGAGCTTTCTGAGGTAATGAGGAAGATGGAAGGCCACATGATCCGTATTGAAGACAAACTAGATCGAATAGCGAATGGCACACAGAAAAGCTACTGAAGACCAATTTAATGAACTCCATAAACTCGTTACCACAGAGTTTTTAAAGCGCATCAAATCTGGTGAAGCTACAACTCAAGATTTAAAAGCCGCTTGTGATTGGCTGAAAAGCAATGACATTAGCGGCATTGCTATAGAAGGGACTGCTTTAGACAAACTTGCAGCAGTACTGCCACAGGTAGATCCCGAACTCGTACAAAGTAGACTTTATGGCAAAAGGAACTAGTAGAACAGCACAATTCTATCAAACACATCCTACTAGCGCTAAGAAACATAGCGACGACAATAACTCTGGTAAAGGCGGTAAATATGCCCACACCAAAAAATACAAACGTGACCACATGCGTGCACGTCGTCGTTTAAAGATCGCTAAAGGGATGGACTATGAGAAAAATACTGGTCGGCCACGCCCTCGTGCAGCTAACAGAGGCGACCATACATGACTCCACTCCTCCCTACTCCTGAACACTACCTACATCAATTAATAACAATGACCAGCAGCGAAGCTACCCGTCTTTGGCGTAAAGCCGTAAAAGAACTCTTCGATTGTACCTGTGTTTATTGTGGAAGAACTTATGATTTACATGAACTTACTCTTGATCACGTTAAACCTCGCAGTAGCGGTGGTGAAACGATTACAAGCAACATTGTACCTGCCTGTACCTGTTGCAATCAAAGAAAAGGTAGTGATGAGTGGCAGGGATGGATGAGAACAGAGTTCGGTGTAAACCGACTCCGAGAACACGTGATTAAAAGTCACATCGCATAATTACCGCCGGTCCAAAAGGGCCGGCTTTTTTAATGCCTACACAAGTAAATGGCCTGACTCCAACTTGGTCAGACAGTGCCTGGTATAAAGAGCAAAAAAATAAAGAAAGAGTTGAACGATTTGCCACACAAAATGGTGTTGTAGGCACATTTATTCAAGATGGAATTATCCGCTTAAGAGATACTGCGGTCGATTTTATTAATGAAAATGGTGACCACCCTGCTGCACGATTAGCTGGTGATGTAATTAACGGCTTTGGTCACCTTGATTACATGGTGACTGAAGGAGCGAAACTTACCCCTGGTGGACAAGGTGAAGTTGCAAAACAGAGTTTAGAGATTACTGAGTTTGCTACTGGATTAGCTCCTTTAGCTAAAACCGCTGCCAAACAAGCTCCTGACGTTATTAGAGCAGCAGCAAAAGCTGGTGCAAAAGATATTCAAAGTCTTGGTGTTGGGCAAGCCACTGTCGCAACAATCCAAAAGGGTATTGACAATTTACCTCCCCCAGCACCTAAGCCCGTAATGGTGGCGATGTCACCTGATGGGACTCTTCAGTTAACAAATCTGCCTGACAAGCGAGTACGTGGTGGCGATGTATTTGAGACAACCATTGATCAGGGTAAATTCGGGGTTCCAGGTGTAGATTTCCAGGATATTCATAAGCAATACCCTGAGGTTGAGATTAACTTCGAGAAAGCGATGAAATACTTGAACCAGCCTGGTGGTTTACGTAAATTCAATGAATACATAAGCCGTACTCCTGATTTTAAAAGACAGCCCTTTGATCCTGTTGCTTATTACAAGCATATAAGGGGTAAAGGACTTGATATGGATGAGTTCCGTCGCGTTGATTTTGAGCAACCAGTAGGAAAGACTGGTTTTCGGAAAATGGAACAACACCATCTTTTCCCAGTAGGGGAAAGCGGTCCATTTATGGAACGTATGCACCAGCTTAAAAAAGCAGGTATTGGAGATGCAGATGATCCAGTCGCAATGATGATGTATGCCGATTTCCTGGGTGCATCGATGGGTCATAGATGGACGAATATGCTGAATATGCATAAGATTCCACACCTAAAAGTCCACGCAGAAGATCTAGTTGTTGAAAGTAAAGTATTAAGAGAAAAGCTTGCAAAAATCAACAACACCAATGATTTGATGCAAGAAATGCACAACCACATCATTGATCGAATTCTGCCAGCAAAAGGGAAAGCACTAGACCTTCAGATTGAATACCTGCAAAAGAATCCAAAACTAGGCAAAAAACTTCTTGAAGAAGCTCAAACGCTTAGAAAAGCTTTCAAAAAACAGATTCAACCTAAGCAACTCAGTGCTATTGATGAATACATCCAAGCACTGCGCTCTAGGGGCGCTAGCAGCCTCTAGAACACACCCGAAATACCTTAAAGGTACAAACTAACACATATGCCTACAAGACGCCGTAGAGCGCCTTCTAGGGAGGTTTCAGCACTCAATTCACTACAACAAGACTTCAAGCTGTTTCTACAAGCTTTGTGGGCTCAGCTTGACCTCCCTTCACCCACCCGCGCCCAATACGCCATTGCAGATTACTTACAGCACGGTCCAAAACGACTACAGATTCAAGCCTTCCGGGGAGTCGGAAAGTCTTGGATTACTGGTGCTTTTGTTCTTTGGACTCTTTTTAATAATCCAGAAAAGAAGATTATGATTATCTCCGCTTCAAAAGAGCGTGCAGACAACATGTCTATCTTCCTACAAAAACTAATCATTGAAACACTATGGCTTTCTCATTTACGTCCGAAATCAGAAGATGCAAGATGGTCAAGAATAAGCTTCGATGTGAATTGCTCACCCCACCAAGCTCCAAGCGTAAAAAGCGTGGGCATCACTGGACAGCTGACAGGAAGCCGCGCCGATCTCATCGTCCTTGATGACATCGAAGTTCCTGGTAATTCAATGACGGAGTTGATGAGAGAAAAACTTCTTCAACTTTGTACAGAAGCAGAATCTATCCTTACACCTAAAGATGATAGCCGAATTATGTTCCTTGGTACTCCTCAGACCGTCTTTACCGTCTACAGGAAACTCGCCGAACGCAATTATCGCCCTTTCGTGTGGCCAGCACGTTATCCCCGTAAAATCGGTAATTATGAAGGACTCCTTTCTCCCCAACTTCAATCAGATATTGATACCGGAGCACAACCCTGGGACGTAACAGACGATCGGTTTGATGATGAAGACCTAATTGAGCGTGAAGCAGCCATGGGCAGGTCGAACTTCATGCTCCAGTTCATGTTAGATACGAGTCTTAGTGATGCAGAAAAGTTCCCACTTAAGATGGCTGATCTTATTGTCACCTCTGTTAATCCTGATAAATGTCCTGAGTCAATCATCTGGTGTAGCGACCCCCAGAACGTCATCAAAGACGCTCCCACTGTCGGTCTACCTGGAGATTATTTCTACAGTCCAATGCAGCTCCAAGGAGACTGGGGGCCTTACACAGAGACAATCTGCTCAGTTGACCCATCAGGCAGAGGTGCAGATGAGACGACAGCGGCTTATATCTCCCAACACAATGGTTATTTGTACTTGCATGAGATGCGAGCTTACAGATCTGGATACTCAGACGATACGTTATTGGACATTCTAAAAGGATGTAAGAAATACAAAGCTTCTACACTGCTAATTGAAAGTAACTTTGGTGATGGTATCGTAGCTGAACTGTTTAAAAAACATATCCAACACCTTAACTATAACATTGGTATTGAAGAGACAAGAGCTAATGTCAGAAAAGAAGACCGCATTATCGATGCTTTGGAACCTATTCTTAATCAACATAGGTTGGTTGTTAATCGTAGTGTCATCGATTGGGATTATAAGTCGAACCAAGACGATCCCCCAGAGAAACGTCTCCTCTACATGCTCTTCTACCAGATGTCTAGAATGTGCCGTGAAAAAGGTGCAGTAAGACACGACGATAGAATTGACTGCTTAGCTCAAGGTGTTAAGTACTTTACTGACGCTTTCGGTATATCAGCAGAAGAAGAAATTAAAGCCCGTAAACGTGATGAGTGGAATCAAATGCTTGAAAGTTTCCTTGAAAATCCTCAACACGCTACTAATGCTTTAGCTCTTGGAATGACAGCTGAACAGTCAAGACAATCCTTAAATAAGACACCTTTACATCATTGGATCTAATCCCTGTCTACGACAGCATTCTCCCTTAACCCCTGCCTTATACAGGGGAGAGAAGGGTGGACTCCCCCCTGTGATTAGGGGAAGACGACAACTCTTCCCCTTTTACTTATATCGGGATTGCGATATATCTTAAATACTGTATTTATACATATGTTTACTTACATCTATACAGTTAGTCATTTCATACATATATTACTGATATCTTGTGTACTGAATCCCGTCAATTGGAATCAATGCGTACGGGTACACGAATGGTTCCCACCTTATATTGAAGACTACAAAAACTTCAAAACAATACCACCTTATAGTCAAGAAAAACATGGAGTACAACTACGAAAAGAATACGACAGATTGCATGGTGACTTATCACCGTGAAAGGACTGGTCCTAACTTCTTTAGAGTCTTTTATAAGGATTCTACTGTTATTAGGTATTCACCTAAAGAAGTAGGTCGTGTATTTGGTGTAGCTAAGTTCACTCCATTTGTTAATGCACTTAGAGAGTGGTGTTATGAAATGGTAAATAAGTTTGGCAGTGAAGCTGATAAGGATAATGAGGAATATAAAAAGTACATTGAGAAGCATGGGTTTGGACCTGAAGTACATGAAGAACCTAATGACAACACAAAAATGGTGATCTGATGTCTGATATGGCTTATAAGCCTCCTGAAGCGGAGGTAAAAGTAGTGAAATGCCGTAATTGCGGTGCTGACGTGACAGTTAATGCGAATTATCCAATCACTGAGGTTGAATACTGTAAATACTGTCCTGATAAAAATTGACAGAAATTTCTGAAGGCATATAACGAGGGGACGGGCCGCAAATTACCCCCATGGCCCCCCTTTCAACTGCAACTAGCCTTAGAAGCTAGTTGAGATCACTAGGTTTTTGGTTGATTCACGCGATCAAACTACCGCGCGAGGCTCTGCCGATGTGGTGCGATCTGTCGCGCCACCTTAACAATTTCTTTACCTCTACGAGGTATCCAGTTTGACGACTGTCCACCACCATCAACCGGCTCAATCGGTGCTAGACCAAAACCAATGTCTCTCTTGAACAGTTGAGCTATCGATCTCTCCTTGTAAAGGTGAGAGAGATCTCAAGCTTTCAACTGAGAGAGATTGAGACCTCCAACCAGCTGGATCGGTAGCTCCAAGCAGCCAGCTAACGAACTGTCACATCATCCTTCCAGATCTGGAATGGACACTGTACAGTGAGTTCACGAACCTTGAAAACCTGAGACTGCCGACCACGGCTACCTTGCCGAGCGATTCGGGTAGCACCAAAGGTGCTGCGAGACACTCAACCGTGGGATAACTGCGCAGGCAACAACGTTTGCACATGTGAAAATGCGGAGCCACACGCATTATCTGATCATGGCCGCACTCACTCTCCACCGGGGGACTGCCTGTTCGAGTCAGGCTGTGTTGCATTGGGTATTACTTACCCAACTAATTCAATTCATTCACTTTTACATGATCCGCATTCAATCCCGCACCTCTGATGCTTGCCAGTGTGTGTATGTGTCTCCACTCAAGGGCACAGCTGTTGTTGTATTCAACAACGGTGCAGCATACACATACAAGAATGTGTCACGTCGGGCTATCACAAACCTACTGCTCAATCCAAACATGAGCTTGGGTTTCTGGGTTAACAATAACTGCATCCACACTGACCGTAAGGTACAGGTTGGTTCGTTTGTATCTCAAGCATTCGCTTGATTACTGCTTGATCTCATCACTTAGGCGTTCCAATTGTGGTCGCTTTACTGATGGGCTCATACCTATCATTTCACCTCTTGCTAACTACACATGACTGCAATCATGACTGATCTTGACTTTGATGAGATGCTTGAGCAGGAGTATCCTGATCAGGCAGAATTCATGACCACACTTAACGAAAGGTTGGGTCTTGATAATAATCTAGACAAGATCAAGGACGCAGCAAAGCGTCTCAGTGATGAGCTTGACATCAACACTAGTGACTCCTTTGAGGATAACTACTACTACGAAACGGATCACTATGATCCATGCACAGAATTTGCTGAGCATTACGTAATGGAATTGTGTGATGGTGAGCGACTACTCAATGACGCAGGGATGATGCCTTGGTTGATTGGTTGTATTGATTACGAAGCAGTGTGGAAATCTGCATTGCAGTATGACTTCACTGAATGGGAGTTTGAAGGTGTCACGTACTTCTTCTTGAATCATTGATTCTCTCCTTATGCCCTACCTTTGCACATCTGCAAAGGCGGGTTTAATGAGGGATTCATTCTCTCTCATGTACACAATGACATAACACGAATGCGTTACAACCCACGCACTGATGAAGCACTCACGATTGATGAGATTGCAAAGCAATGTATGGACGCAGTCAAGCGAAGCACACCTAAACCATACGATCGAATTGTTAAACAACTGTTCTTAGTATCGTGTGGTTTAGGTGATCTCATGGGATCACAAGGTCGTGCACCTAATTACAAGCTTGATCAACTCCAACGCATGACACTTAACCTCATGAAAGATTTGGAATGCAAGCAAGGAACTGATGAGTTTTGGTTTTGTTATTGATTCTCTCACTAAGCCCTTGATGGGTTTACTGAGGGACTCATTCTCTCACGTTCACATTATCAATGGAGGGCATGTACACACATGAGATTTATTTACATAGGCGCATGCTGTCTTCTGCTGGCTAGTTGTTCACAGTCACGAAGCAAGGACACAGCCAAGTTTGATGCCTACCTTGAACAACTTATGAGTGAACCTTACAACCCTGAGGAGGGGTCTAAATATTAATGACCGAACAACAAGCAGTAGCTGACTATAACAAGGGGCTGCTTACATTCAAGCAGCTCACATTTATTGTGTACAGATTAGATCGGATC